CAGTATCCTAAAATAGCTTACACAATAAAAGATAGAATAGAAGAAAAGTTAAATATTAAAAATTTTAATTACATGGCAGCTAGTTGTGCTTATCCAGAAGATTATTGTTATTTACATAAAGATCCAAAAAAACAAAACTACCATACATTACACTGTAATTTATTTTTATCGACAGTAGATGGTGGTGAAGCATACATTCAAAAAACACCAACAGAAGAAAACATTATACCATTTACAAAAGGTACTATGTTATGTTACTGTGTTTCTAAAGTATATCATGGAAGTAAACCATTAATGAAAGGTGAAAGAAAAATGTGGGTATATAATTTTTCAATAAAAGATGTATAAAATACATTCAATATTTCCGTTTCCTGTTTACCGTTCAAACATAAAACAAGATGTTACTGAGCATGTAATAGATTATGTAAAAAATCAAAAACAAAAATCTAATGCAAATGAAGGTAATTTTACATCACAAGAAAATTATTTGTTAGACAAAGAACAATTAATACATCTTAAAAAAAAATTAATGATTCATGTTAATAATTATTTTAACAAAGTTTTATGTGCTTCAAATAAAGTAACCCCTTATATTACACAATCATGGGTAAACTTTACGACCTTAAATCAAAACCATCATTATCACTCGCACTCAAATTCTATTGTGTCTGGTGTTTTATATCTTGTTGCAGATAAAAAATATGACAAAATAATGTTTCATAAAGAAAATAGAGATCAGATTGAATTAAAAGCTAAAGAATTTAATTTATACAATTCAGGATCGTGGGGGTTTGATGTAGATCAAGGAGATCTTTTTATGTTTCCATCTACTCTAGCGCACTCAGTTCCTAGAAAGTCTGACGACAATGTAAGAATTAGTCTTGCTTTTAATGTTTTTGTAAAAGGTGTTTTAGGAAGAACGAATGATTTAAATGAATTATTTATACAATAATTTTTTAACACCAACAGAGGTAGATAAAATACATGACACTATCTTTAACATAAATTTTTCGTGGCATTACGCACACGAAAATACTGTATCCTTATTAGACCTTAAAAAGGAAGAAAAAAATTTTTCTAATATTTTAGACTACTATCAATTGTGTCACGTTTTTTATAGTGAATATTCTAAATACTCTTACATACCAGATCAAATAATAAATAAACTTAATTTACCAAATAAAATTTTAAGAGCTAAAGTAAACCTTCAGGGACAAAATATAAAAGCAACTACAGAAACTTACAACTGTCCTCATACAGATAGAGATGAACCACATTTATCAGCCATTTACTATGTTAACGATAGTGATGGGTTTACTTTTTTATTTGATAATGATAATAATATTATTGAAAAAGTTATGCCAAAGAAAGGAAGTTTATTATTATTTGATGGAGCTATAAAACACGCGTCAGGACATCCAGTAGAATTTTTAAAAAGGTGTATTATAAATTTTAATTTATCAAAATGATTCGAGAATATAGAACAAGAATATTAATTTTTGGTTTATCGGGATCCGGTAAAACAACGTTTGCAGAGAAACTGTGGCAAGCATTAAAAGATAAAAATATTAATTATGCTTATTTTAACGCAGATAAAATTAGAGATATGTTTAATGATTACGATTTTTCTCTTAGTGGTAGAATAAGACAATCCGATAGAATGTTTAAATTTTGTGAAATGAAAAAACAAGGAGCAATAGTAGATTTTATATGTCCTTATGAAACATTAAGAAAAAGATTTAATTATTTTATTTGGATGAATACTATAAAAGAAAGTAACTACAAGGACACTGACAAAATTTTTCAACCACCTAAAGACATAGAAGCAGACATGGTAATAACAGATTTTAATTACAATGATAAAATTAAAACATTAGTTGATAATATAAAAAACGGTAAATATAAATTTATTGATACAACAATGAAATAATGCAACACACTATTACTAAAATAATTAAAAGAGAGTCTTTTCTCAGCACTTGTTTTGTACAGAATAAAAATTTATTAGAACGTATTAAAAATAAAATTATAGAAAAAACAAAAGATTCTTCTTTAGATTATAAAACAAATGTAAAAGCAAAGTTTACAGGTTTTAAAAGTCTAAGAAAAGAACCAGAAATTTTTGAGTTTATAAAAGAAATAAAACCTTTCATTGATAATATATATGATCGAGTATCTTATGTTAACGATTGTTGGGGCAATGTTTATAATAATGATGATCATGCTTTATTACACCACCATAGAGATTGCGATGGTTTTTGTGGTATTTTATATTTAACTGAAGGAGGTCCTGGTACATATTTTAAAGACTTTGACACTACTATAAAAGAAGAGTATGGTAAGGTTGTTTTGTTTGATCCAATTTTGTTACATCAAGTAGTACCTTCTAACTTACAAAACACTAGAATTACTATGGCTTTTAATTGTCATGAACAAAAACCATGGGAAATTTGTATTTAAATCAATAAAAAAATGTGTAATATAGAAGATTATGCTACAAAAATTAGGGTTTTTACCAGGATTCAACAAACAAGTTACATCTACAGGTGCCGAGTCTCAGTGGACAGGTGGAGAAAATGTACGTTTTAGATATGGTACACCTGAAAAAATAGGTGGTTGGTCTCAATTAGGAGATAGTAAATTAACCGGTGCAGCTAGAGGCTTGCATCACATGGTTAATAAAGAAGGTATTAAGTACGCTGCTATTGGCACAAATAGAATTTTATATGTATATTCTGGAGGAGTATACTATGATATACACCCTTTAGTTAACCCATTAGGAACTGCAGCTACTAATTTTTTTAGTACAACCAATAGTCAATCAACGGTTACCTTAACTTTTCCTTCTGCACACAACTTTTCTGTAGGAGATATTATTTTATTTGGAGCAGCATCTACCTTTAGTGCTATTACAAATTCTAATTTTTCAGCCTCCACGTTTGCTGATAAAAAATTTATGGTTACTGCAGTGCCTACAACTACAACTTTAGAAATAAATGCTGGTGCTACCGAAACAGGATCAGGAGCAACCACTTCTGGAGGCATGACTTATTTTCAATATTACCACGTTGGTCCGGCTGAACAGGTTGGAGTTTTTGGTTATGGTATATCTCAATGGGGTGGTACAGTTTCTAATCCACAAACAACAACTTTAAATGGTGGTTTAAATGATGATGCAAATGGTACTGGTGGATCAGGAACCACAATTAATGTAGCAAGCACAACTGGATTTCCAAGCACAGGAACTAATTTTATACAAGTTGGGACGGAAGAAATATCATACACAGGAATTACGACTACAAGTTTTACTGGAATTACTAGAGCTGTTAGGGGATCAACTCGAGCTGCTCACAGCACTGGCGCAACAGTCACTAATTTTAGTGCTTATTCAGCCTGGGGCCAAGCAGCATCGACCACGGATAAAGTTGCAGAACCTGGTATGTGGGCTTTAGATAATTTAGGAAGTACACTTATTGCTTTAATATTTAACGGTGAATGTTTTGAATGGAATGCAGATTTAGCTAACGCAACAGCCACACGTGCAACTATTATATCCGGTGCGCCAACTGCATCTAGGGATATGTTAGTATCTACTCCTGACCGTCACTTAGTATTTTTTGGAACTGAAACAACTATTGGTGATAAAACTACACAAGACGATATGTTTATAAGATTTTCGTCTCAAGAAAATATAAATGATTATGCACCCACAGCTGAAAATAGTGCTGGTACACAAAGATTGGCCGACGGATCACGGATCATGGGAGCTGAACTTGGTAGAAATGCAATTTATGTTTGGAGTGATACAGCTTTATTTACTATGCGTTTTGTTGGTACTCCTTTTACATTTGCTTTTGAACAAGTTGGTACTAACTGTGGATTGATAGGTATGAATGCAGCCGTTGAAGTTGATGGTGCTGCGTATTGGATGTCTGAAAATGGTTTCTTTAGGTACACTGGTAAACTAGAATCTATGGATTGTTTAGTTGAAGATTATGTTTATGACAATTTAAACACAACATCTAATCAAATGGTTTATGCAGGTATCAATAACTTGTTTGGTGAGATCACATGGTTTTATCCTGAATCAGGTTCTAATGTAAATACACAATCAGTTACCTATAGTTATCTAGATTCTACTGCTAAACGACCTATATGGTTTGTAAACGCAAGTTCTTTATTTATTAGATCAACATGGCAGGATTCATCTGTATTTGGTTTACCTCATGCAACTCAATATGATGCAGACACAGATACATCTTTTGATGTAACAGGAAACACGGAAGGTGTTTCTTATTACTATGAACATGAAACAGGAGTTAATCAAGTGAGACTAGGTGTGACTACAGCAATTCCTGCTAATATTACTTCTGGAGATTATGACATTACACAAAAAGTTGTTAGAGGTGCAGCAACTAATTTAGGTGACCTTAGAGGTGATGGTGAAAACATTATGAGAGTTAGTAGAATTATACCTGATTTTATATCTCAACAGGGAAGCTCTATTATACAATTAGATTTAAGAAATTATCCTAACGACACAGCCGCAAGTTCATCACTTGGACCTTTTACAATAACAAGTGGTACAACAAAAGTAGATACACGAGCTAGAGCAAGAGCTATAGCTCTTACAATATCTAATACTGCAGTAGATACTAGTTGGAAACTAGGAACTTTTAGGTTAGACATACATGCTGGAGGAAGACGATAATGGAATCTTTATTAATGTCTATAGCTTTAAGATACGGAAAAGGTAAACTTACTAACATAGGTTTAGATTATGCTGCAAAACTTTTAGGAATAGATCAACAACCACAAAACCCTAAATATACATATGGTATGCCTTTTACAAACGGTAACATATCTTTAAATCCTATAAACATGTTAAAAAGAAGTGCACTTAATACAGGTGTTAAATCTTTAATTAGTGGCGGTGCAGCTGCACCTCTAGCATTGGGTGCTGGTGCAATTTATTTTTTAAATAAAAATAGAGAAAAATTTACAGGTTATAAAACTCAAGCTGCTTACGAAGCTGCTAGAGAAAAACGAATAGCAGATAAGAGACTAGATAAAATTACAGATAGAATTGTTGGTGGTAAAAATTACGGAAACTATGAAGAAGCATTATTAGATAGTGGTGCGGGTGCTGTAGATATTGATGGTACAATTTATTCTGGTCCTGATTACCAGGGCGAAACACCATCTTATAAAGACACTGAACCTGAAAGTATAGAAAATATAACTAGAACAGATATTCCTGATAGAGGAAGAGGTCAAGACAATGTAGGTAGCTCACCAAGTAAATCATCTCCTTCTAGATCATCTTCTTATTCTTCTTCTAGAGGAAGTAATTTTGGTGGTAGATTTCATGGTGCAAGAGGAGGCATTGCAAGTTTATAATGGCTAAGATAGTACAAACATTAACTAGAGCAAGTTCAGAGTATGAAGAAGATGTAGCACAGTCTTTAGTTAGAGATTTAGACGCTGTGTTAGAAAAATTAAACACTACATTTCAGGAAGAATTAAAACAGGAGATAGAAGCTAGAAGTTTCTTTTTAGATTAATGGCAGTAGTAAACCAATATAAATTTACAGGTATAGATAACAGTACAAGTGGTGCTGCTCTTACACCTTTAGGTGCTAGTATTCCTGCAGTCAATGAAACTATAGTTATTAAATCAATATTAGTCACATCTGCTGGTACACCGGTTGTTACTATTACTAACAATAGTATTACAGCTATTAAATCTATAGCATTAACAGCTAATCAAACTAAAGAATTATTAACACAGCCGCTAATAGTAGAAGGTGGTAAAACATTTACAGTACAATCAAGCACATCAGACTCGTTTGATGTAGCTATTAGCTATTTAAATATTAAGAAAGAGGTAACAACATAATGACAGATATACCAACATTAACACCACAAAAAATAATAACAACAATTAAGAACAAAAAAACAGGTGAAATATATGAGACTGAAGAAGCTTTAAAAGCTGCTAATATACCTGAAGAGGACGTGCAAAGAGACGTAACAGTTATCATGCCACCTCTTGATTTGTTCGCAAAAACAAAGTAAAGTGGCAAAACCATGGGAATAGAAGATATACAAATTTCAGAAGAACTAGAGACTAACGCACCATCTATAAAGTATAGTGGTAACGAAGGTCCTAAGTCTCCACAAGAAATGGAACAAATGATGATGGCTCAATTAGAAGAAGAGTATTTAAAATACGTTGATGACATGATAGATCAAGGTCTTGAGCCCATGACTCTACAACAATTTATGGAACAAGCTATGGCCGAAGGTCAAATGGCTGGTGGCAATCCATTACCAAATGATCCAACAAAACCAGTAAATCCTTTTGCACCTAAACCTACAGGACCAGTATTACCTGACAGACAAATGGCAGCGTATGGTGGTATCATGGGTATAGATGGTAGAAAACAATATGGTGTTGGATCGTTTTTTCAAAAATATATTAAAGACCCAATTGAAGTAGCTTTTACTGGAAAAACATTTGAAGACTTAGAAAGAGAATCACAAGAAAGAGTTGATTCTGAACCTGAAAATTATGAAAATCCTCTTGATACTTTGTTTAAAGGTAAAAAAGGTGAAGATAAACAAGGTAATGAAACACGTGAAGATGGTTTAAATCAATATATTATACCGGCAATCGGTGGTGCAGTAGCAGGATTGTTTACTAAAAAAGATGAAGATGGAAATACAGTTTCCACGGCTCCAGATGAAACAGCATTACAATTAGCTAACCTTAAAAAATCTGCTAACATATTAGGTCAAAAAGAAGGACTAGCAGCTAATTTAAATTTTTTACCTGCAGAATCTGCTAGAAAATATTCACCGGCAGAAATGATTAAAGTATATCAAAACGCAGCTAACGGTGGGAGAATAGGGTTTAACATGGGTGGTGGTGCTGACATGGGTGCTCCGCAAATGGGGGGAATTCAAACTTTTATGAGATCAAATTCAGGAACTGATTATGTTACAACTGTAATGGAATCTTTATATCAACAAAATCAAGATAAATATCAATCACCAGATGATCCACAATTAGTACAAGATGCTTTAATGATAGTTCAAAAATCATTTGCAAATGGTGGTAGAATAGGTAGAGCCGAAGGTGGAATCATGGACCTTGGTGGTATGGAAAAAGATTACAGAGCTGAAGGTGGGTTTGTACCTATAGGAAGAGAAGAAAAAGCAGACGATGTGCCTGCAAGATTAAGTGTAAATGAGTTTGTATTTACTGCAGATGCTGTTAGAAACGCAGGTGGTGGAGATATAGATCAGGGAGCAAAAGTTATGGAGAACATGATGAAACATTT